GTCAAGATCACGTTGAATTCCTTCTGCTTCTTTTAATAACTTTTTAATAGCAGGAGTTACATAAAGAATACGTCCTGTTTGTGGAACTTCAGCTTCGTCCATTTCGAACATTAACTGGTCGAATACACCTAAAATGTTTGCAACAGTAAGTGCAGTTGAATCTGCTACCTTACCTGCTCCAGTGTATTCAGCATATAATTTTGAAGCCATATATTTGTCATGTTCTGGAATCGCTTCTTCTTCATTGAATACACGAGTGATATTCGCAATAGTTACAGCCATGTTTGTTTCGTCAACGTCTACTGGATCAACTAAAGTGCTGAATTCGCGGTCATGACCTAGAGTTTTTGGTTCGAATGAGTTATCAACGCGGCGTGTGTAACCTCCGACAACATCTCGGTTAACGTCTGTATATCCACCTACTTTAATACGTGGAATCATGATTGTTTTCGCACCTGTCCATTTTACGATCTTGTTGTTTGGTGTAGAGTATAATGCACCGAATGATAAACCATTTGAAAACTTTTGAATAAGTGCCTGTTGATATTGTGAAGCATAATTTAATGTAGCCATTAATAAATCACTCCTAATTTTTGTTTTAATTAAATCTATTTAAACGCCGCAGCCCATTGTTCTGCTTCAGTCAGTGTTTTCTTTTGATGTTGACCAGTTGTAAATGTAGGTTTTGGAGTTCCTGGTGGTTCTTCCACTACACCTTTAAAATGCGGGAACTCTTCTACTACCATTTCAATAGCTTTCGTAATATCTACATCATCGCTTACCTTTGTTTTTGCTAGAGTAATAACAGCATTTAAGTTCTTTTCTTCTGTAATGCCTGATTTAATCGCAGCATTTTCTGCTTGCAAATTAAAAAGAGACTCATCTTTTTCTTGTAACTGAGTCTCAAAGGCTGTTAACTTTTCATTTGTCTTTTCTTGCTCTGTTTTCTGTGATTCTTGATGAGCATTCCAATCACTCACGGTTTGTTTCAACTGATCTAAATTCTCTACACCGAGTTTCTTTAAGAACGCTGCTTCCTGCTTTTGTTTCGCTTCATCCATCTGCTCTTGTGTAAAAGTAACTGGTGGTTGTGCAGCTGGTTCTTGATTTGTTGGCGGTGTAGTTTCTGGTGTCGCTACACTTGGATCACCTCCTTCCGGTGCAGCTGGCGGATTGTCTCCTCCTTCAGAGAAGAACTGCATTCCTTTTACTCGTAATCTAAATGGTTTTAACATTATGATTCCTCCTAAATAATTTGTTCTCGGTTATATTGACGCTTACGCTTCGTCTGATTAATGAATTCCCTCATAGCAGATTGACGTTGGGATACCTTATTCTTCGCTTCCTTAACGCCTTCTGCATCGCCTAACGCTTCCATAACCTTTACTTCCTTCTTCGCTTTTCTAATCTGCCGTTCCAGGCGTCTTTGCTGCTGACTTTGCTTGTAAATCCTGCGATTCTCTTCTACATCCGCATAAGGGAAATACCGCTGAGTTGATTGCCCTTCAATGTACGGATAACGAATATGCGAGCAATTTATACCGAATAGCCCATCAGGTTCACCATAGCTTGTACTACTTAACGGCTTATATTTAGGATGTTTACCACTCAAACTATAAATCTCCCCTTGATCTTCGAAGCATTTCGGCCTCGCTCCTGGATAACTAGACACTACGCATAAATCCACGTTGTATTCCTTCATTCGCTCATCTTGCATGCCATTTGCCACATTTTGACTCGTTGACCTTGCTACCATGCTTACATATCCCTCGACACCCCATCGTCTTCCTCTCTTATCAATCAGAGCAGGGATCCCACGTTGAGTCCATTCAGAAACAGTCTGTCTTAGCGCCTGTTGCGCCGTTATGACATCACCAAGAACTTTACCTACTGTTTTATTTAAGATGTCTAGATAAACCTGTTGAGACTGTTTGAGCATAGTAGTATTTACAAGATTAAATGTTTCTAAAGCTTGGCGCTCATAAGCATTAAGGATTCCTATTAGCGCTGCACTTGTATACATCGCTGGCGCGGCAACTAAACTTCCTGCTTGCACTGCTTCTAAATACAACGCTTCATGTTGTTCCACTGCTGTAAATCCAGCCGCTTCTAACATCTTTCGTACTTCCTCTGACGTTTTACCACTATAACGAGCAATTGTATCCATTTGTTGCTGATTTAACTTACCAAGCTTATTCAACTGGACTATGCGCCAATGCTGATACTCTGTGAAATCCTCAGCAGTTAATAGCAGTTCCATGTCATACTTAAGAATTCTGGCCATGTTTAAAAACAACTCTTCTTCAATCGCATTGTAGATATCCACTACAAACATAGAGAGTTGCTGCAATATATTAGGAGGAAGAGCCATTATCCTTCATCTCCTGGCTTAGTATTCTGTTGTTTATTGTTCATACCAAAGAAATCAACATTTTCTGGCATAACCATTTTATTCTCATTTTGGATCTCTTCTACGATTTTCTTCGCTTCTTCTTCAGAAACACCGTGTATCTTCATGATTGCTAACTTTTTAGTCGTTAAGCCATTCATAACAAGTGTAACTTGCTTATTAATCTCTGCTGTTTGGTCTTCTGCAATAGAATCATCAAAGGTAACAGTAACTTCATAGTCATCTGTACTCTCAAATTCATCGTATAGAGCAGCAATTTCGATAATGATATCAACTAAATCACGGATACCATCTTCAATAATCGTTTCGTGTGACTGCTTTGTTCTGAATGTCTTGGAATTTTCACTTACAACCTCTGTTGCAGTCTTAACTCCTTGTCCATCAAAACTAAATGCTCCAGCAGAGAAGCCAACCTGCATCGATACATAGTTTAAAAGAGCATTAATAGCAGCAGTATGTTCTTCAACGCGCAATTCAACAGATATATCTTGGATATTCTGTGCTCCATCATCGAATTTCATCGCTTCGTATACTTCGTCAGTTGAATCAAAATACCTATGCGACATACCTGTTTGTGGATCTATGACAGTTTTTATCGCTGAAGTCGGTACAATAATACGCTTCTTACCTAACACGAACTCACGCTGGAAGCTATCGAATGCGATATCAAGTGATTTCAACGTACCTAATGNATTAGCGTAGATAGAAATACCAAGTGGTGAGCTTAAATCCAAGTTATTCGCTGTATTCGACTTGAAGTAAACAAACGTCGGTTTAGATAAGTTTTCAATACGCACTTCTTCTTCCAAGTCAGGGTATAGTGTAGATAAAGAAACTTTTACACCTAAGTCTTCTTGGTTTTTACTTTCGTATAACTCGTTCTTAATTACATACTCTTTGCCTTCTACCAAGTGCCATTCGAGTAAAGTGTATTTCTTATCACCTTTAGATATTTCATTTACAAATACACCTTCAGTGATATGCTTGTTATCCCACGCAATAGGAATAAAGCAGTCTGCTGTGACATAGGAAAGCTTAATACCTTCATCCCAGTAAACCTTGATTACCATTCCACCTAATGCGAATGTGTACTCTAGGTACCTCTGAAACTCTTTAATGAAGTTATTTTCATCCAGGACATTCTTAATATTCTCTGAAAGAGCGTCATCTGAGATATTGATTGAGCACTTCTCATTAAAGATAAGAGCAGCCATTTCTTGCGAGATAACTTTCGCCATGTTTAGTGATGCCATCTTCCTACTCTTCTGCCCTTCAATCGTATGATACTTAATGTTATGCCAATCGTCATAATGACCGCTATATAACGCTTTCCACATGTCGATATGCTTGTAGGATTCCTCATTGATAGGTATCTCTTTTTTATCAGATATCTTCTTAATTTCTTTGATTAGTCCCAATTTATATAGCCACCCCCTCACTTTTGCAACGATGTTACCAAACAAGCTCTCACCGCCTTATTTTACGTATTGTTTATAGAAGTAATTGTTTGCGTATCTGCATTCATCTAGCGCATGGTTATAAGCATCTATTGGTTCACCATTATCCAAGCGGACATACATACCGATTTCTTTTAAGAAGTTATAGTGGTCGTATTCATCACACTCAACAAGTAAAAATTGTTTGTTAGTAATAGCGTTTTGTAACCGCTCAATACCAACTTCTTTACCTTTACTTGAACCTTTAATATCGCGAGCATTATTGTCAGCGGCAGTTGTTTGAATACCAATCAAGTGTAATTCTTCCCTTAGTGACTTACACGCAGGGTCGACAAACACCTCGCTATACTGCATTTCAAACTTCTTAACGCACCATTCAATGAACTGCTTAATCTCTTTGGCGTAAATGGACATTGCTTTAACTTGCCCTGTATCTTTACCACTATGATAGTAATTAGCCATACGCAACAGTCTGAATTTATCTTCATAACGAACCACAATGTTACAGCTGCATGAAGTAGCATCAGATTGACCACCATCAGCAGTAAAATACATTTCGTATCTTTGACCACGAACAGCAGGGAGTATGTTCTTTTTCATATCAAACATTGAATAGATAACACCCTGTGGCATAACCCTTCTGCCGAACCAATCTCGTTCCAGCAAGTACGGATTCTTTGAAAGAATCTCGTGTATTTCCTGCTTCCTCTTCTCGGTAAGAATTGGATTATCATCAGGAGTCCAATGAGTCCATCGTGTATTTTGTACATCAAATACTTCTGATATAACCGGATGGTTAGGAGCAGGTGGGTTTAAATCTGCTAAATGGTAACGGTCTTGTGCAGCAAAGGTACGACGGAAACATTCTTGGATCATGCCCATGTTAAGTAAGTTAATCTCACAAAACACAACACTACCAAGCGACATACCCGTTATAGCGCCGACACTGTTACTCTTTCCCGCGCCTTTGTAATAGACACGTTTAATGCCGTTTGGCGTGTGTATTTCCAAATGCGAACCACGCTCATCATGCTTAATATCGGCTAGGTTTCCAAATATATTTTGCAATCCAGTTCCATCACCATCGATAAACAGTCGGTGCGCCTGCTCTTGGTTATAAGCTACAATTAAATGGTTTGTATCTCTCGTCCACGTCAAATAATCAGCATAGCGAAAGTGCCCTGCTGTTGTTTTCCCTGAACGTGGTGTTCCTTCCAAAACATCAAAAGTGTAATTATATGGTCTATAGATAACTTCTAACTGTTTAGGGGAAAACTTAATCGCTGTTTTGCTCATATTGTTTACGCCCTTCTATTAATGCATCGAGTAATGAAGTATCTTTCTTTTGACCTTTGAGTTTCGCAGCGCGTTCTTTAGCAAAGTCAGTATCAGCTTTGATTTTCTCAATCTGTACTTTTTGCATTTCTTGTTGCATTCGGTGTCGTTCTGCTTCAATCTGATGTTTAAATGTATCTGGAACCAATTCAAAGTACTGAGCTAATTTATCCAAAGCTTTCATCTTGTCAGCAAGCTTAACGGATATCCCATCTCTACCTTGCTTCACTTCAGTAATGATTGAACCATCTACCATATCAGCCTCATATAGATCAACAAAGTTCACTATCCTTGTTTCCTCGTTACCTTCATCATCTTTAACTATTACTTCTCTTTGTCCAAAATTAAGATAGTTAGTAATATCAGCAAAAGCAATCTTAATGTACTCTTTCAACACATCCATCGCTTCCACAAATACATTTTCAACTAACTCACCTTTAAGCTCCTTTATATAGGAAGAAACTCGTTCACGTCGTAATAATCGACTACTCTGTACATGAGCGCTCTCTTTGGCATATCCGCTCTTGATTGCAGCTTGTGTACCATTGAAGTACTTCACGTAATATAAACAAAAGAGCCGTTCCTTTTCAGTCAGCTCTTCATCTTCTAAAATCTCTTTTAGTTTCTCTTTTGTTTTAGGATTTTTAACATTAGTAACGCTCCTTTTCGCAATAGTAACGTTACCATTCATTTGTTCATCCCATTTATCTTGTGATTTCCACTTTCTGATTTGCGAAGGCTTGAGATTTAACTCAGCTGCAATATCAATTAATGGTTTCTCACCTTTACTTGCTTTGTACATTTCAAACGCTTTATCACGATCTGGGCTTCTTTGCCTAGCCATATTCACCACCTCGCGGTAATTCCTTTTGTATTATATTTTAAATCCATTTATTTTAATGTATAATTATATAAAAAGTCATAACTTTTAGAATTGAGGTGACCATTATGAAAAGTTTTGGTACTTTAGCATGCTCTGCTTTCTTTTCAGCAATGGTGATGTTGTATAATGTCCAATCCTTTTATAATAAATTCACAGCAGGAAATACATATTATTGGGTAAATGGTATCCTAGCTGCTGGATTTCTTATATCCTTTATCATCGACATAAAAGATATCATCAAGAAAAACTACAAAACTTCTGAATCGAATTAAGGAGCCTATAATGGCTCCTTTTTCTATGCAAAACAAAAAAAGCAGCGGATTCGCTACTTTAAGGTTCAACTATCTCCCACGTTACTCCATGAATAATTAAGTCTCGTGGTTTCTTTTTTACTTCAGCTAATATCTGTCCTTCAGGAAATGGTTCTTTAGTTTTAGTGATACTTGTACAACCAGCTTCTTCTAATACATTGTTGATTGGATGTTCAGCATATCGATTGAACCTATTAGATACATCACATATCATTTTCACTATCATACTCTCATCCCCTTTTTCTTCCAGAATAACACAAAAAGAATCTTATTTTCCCACACCACTACCGAATGTAAACTTTTACCCATTAGTTTACATTCAAAACATTGATTTTATTGAATTCATAGCGTTTTAGCTGTTTTAACAAAAAACAATAAAAAAGTATACATTCAAATCATTGTTTTTAAAGGGATTGTGAAACCGCCCTGCATTTTGTTAACTATCTCTATTTTTGTTCGTTGAGTTGTTTGTTTTGTTACCCCCTTATCATCCATTATCGCGTTCGACTGCTCCATTTCCTTCAATACTGACTCATCTCACCAATCCGATATCCGAAGTAAATCACCAATAAAGTAAAAAGCGTACCTACAAGATATCCTGTAAGTCCTCCTAACCAAAACATCCCATCACTTCCTTCGCAAAATAAAATAAGACGCTAAACCGATCACGGCAGCGCCTACGATAATTGCTATTGGTTTAATCATTAACAAGTATATCTGGACCCTTCTTCAACATATACGCGAAACCTGAAATAAATACGATACTAAATATAATAATGGAAGACCACATATTAAAATGA